GCCACCTCCCGCACTGCCAGTAAGTTGCGCGGCCCCGCCACCGTTGCCGCCGAAGATGTTTCCAAGCCCGCCCGAGGCCATCCGCAGGCCACCCGTCAGCAGCGAGCGCCCCGCCGCGGTGACCGGATCCCCGCCGAACAGAGACGAGGTCAGGCCCGACACCGCGGCGTTCGCGCCCATGCCCGCCAAGGCCCCGCCGCCCATGGTCGAGGCCAGCCACGGGGCTACCGTGCCGCCCAGCGCGATCCCCGCCGCCGCCGGCAGCAGCCCGTAGTCCGTCTGCCCGTTCAGCGCCTGGTTCTTTTGCTGCGTCAGGGCGATGTACTTCTGCTCGGCAGCCTCCCGCGCCGGATCCGCCGCCAGCCCCATCACGCGGTTGGTGGCTTGGTCGCCCCAGTGCATCACGTCGCCCTGCTGCGCCCCGTTGGCCTGCATGTACGCCTGCAGGCGGTTGCCGATGTCGGCATCCGACAGGCCCATGGCCGCCAGCCGGTCGTGCTGCACCGAGTTCATGCCCAGCTCTTGCCACAGCGCACGCGGGGCGGCGGGGCCGCTCTCTACGGGCGCGGCAAAGTTCCCGTCGTTGCCCATGATCGGCAGCCAGCCGCCATCAGCCGCCAGCATCCACTGGCCGTTCTCCCACTGGCGCACCTGATCCGCAGGCACCACGCGGCCATCCGGCAGGGTGTAATAAGCAGCCATCAGCCGAATACCTCCACGGTGGCATTGGTCACGGTCAGGGTGTCGGCGGGGTCAGCCGTGCCCCATTCTGCGGTGGCGTCCAAGGTCAATTGCGCGGTGGTGTCCACCGTGGCCGTCGCGGTCATGGCGATGCCCTCGGTTGTGCCCAAGTTGGTCGAGTTGTCGTACCAGAACGAGCCTTGGCCGATCACCGTGCCGGATGCGCCGATGCTGCGGCAGGTCAATTCAAACTGCAGGCGGAACACCCGGTTGACCACCGTGCCAACCAGCGCCACCGCCCCGGTGCTGGCAATGGTCGCCCCGCCCACCTTGATCCGCAGGTTCAGCGTCGGCGTGCCGGTGTCGCTGATCACCCCCATCAGCGTCCAGCGCACGCGCTTGCCGGTGGCAAGCGTGTTGATCGGCAGCGTGAGCGATCCCTGCCCCGCGCCAAACAGCGTCGTTTCGGTGGTGGAGTTGCCCACCGTCACCGATGCGGTCTGCGTGAACGTGGTGAGCGCCAGGTATCCGTTGGCGATCATCTGCAGGTAGGTGAACCACTGCAGGTAGTCGTTCGTCACCCAGCCGTTCTCGTCGGCCAGCGGCGTGCGGGACGGGAAAGGAATCGGCCTCACGACGCCATCTCCTGCGCGTCCAGGTCAGCCGTCAGGATCACGCGCTTGACCGGGTCGGTGATCGCTAGCTTGTAGACGCGATCCCGCGAGGCGCCCAGGCGCGACCAGAACGTGCGCCACTTGTAGCGCCCAATGGCCCCGAGGCTGCGCCAATGCTCGTTGCCGAACGTGTGCCCGCCATCGTCCGACCACGACAGCATGACCTGCGGATCGCTGCCCTGCCCGCTCGCCAGCCCCACGCCCGCCTCCATCTCCAGCGTCAGGCGGTGGTGCTGAAACCGCTTGCCGCGGCTGGAGTTGACCTTGACCCGCACCTCCGAGCGCAGCGTCTCGCCGTTCTCGTCGTAGACGCCTAGTTCCATGGAGTACAGCTTGCCGCTGGCGTAGTCCCCGAGGATGTGCTTGCCGTTAAAGTACGAGTAGTTGTCGCCCCGGTGCCGGCCCACGCCCAGCGAGTTGCTGCTGCGCTCATGCCACTCCTGCGTGGCGGCGTCGTACACCCACGTCGCGTTGCCCGTGGGAAATGTCAGCACGTAGAAATAGTGGCCCTCCTGCACGTAGGAATAGGCCACGGCGTCCGACGTAGTCGAGTACGTCGACCACTCGTATTCCACGGCGTGCGTGCTGATGCGCTGGATGTTGTAGCCGTTGTTCATGACGGCCTGCGGGCCACCGCCAAGCGGCGGGTTCGCCAGCCACGCGATGCGGTTGTCCAGTTTGGCGACCGACCGGGCGGCGGCGATGCCCCACTCGATGTTCGCGCCGGCCACCGGCTGGAACGGGAAATCCGGGGCGCCGATGTTGAACCAGATTTCCACCGTGTTCTCGCCCATCAGCCACACCTGGCCGTTGTCGGAGAACAGCGTCACCAGGTTGTCCGGGAGCGCCTCGGCAGTGGCGAAATCCAGCGGGTCCCAGCTCGTCCCGTCGTACTGCGCCGAGATGTACCAGCGGGCGCTGTTGTTCTTTGGCACGGCGAAGTAGCCGTTGGCGAATACCACGTACTTGGCACCGAACGTGTTGAACGGCGCACCCAGCGCCGCCGACAGTGTGGTGGTGGCAATCGTGTAGACGTAGCCGTTCGTCCCGTCCACCACCATGATCTGCGTGCCGTTGGTCGCCATGGACACGTAGCCGGAGGTGGTGCCAATCGTGCCGCGAGCCGTCGCCACGCCCGCCGTGTTCACCTCGTAGAACGTGCCCGCCGTCACCACGTACAGCAGGTCGCCCACGCGCAGTTGCCCACGCACCGGGTTCACGCCCAGATTGGCGAACAGGGTCAGGCCGGGAGTGCAAAGCATCTGCACGCTGGCTGCCATGCCGGGGCGTTGCACGACCTCGGGGTACAAGTTGACCCTGCGCAGCGGATACGAGTTCACGCTGCGTCCGGGTCCTGCACCGCCGAGGAAAGGAATGATCACGACGGCTGGTTGGTGTAGATGTTGAACCGGCCCCGCGTGGCGACGATGGGGTACGGCATCGCCATCAAGTCCTCGGGGTTGTTGATGCGCTTGACGTTGCGCAGCGACTTGGCGGCGATCTTGGCGACCGTGGGCGGGGGCTCCTTGCCGAACTCCTGCGCAATCTCCACCGCCAGGTTGTACTTGAACGCCCGCAGATACCCCGGCGGGAACGCCAGCGTGGTGGCAAGGCTGGTCGCCTGCGCCAGCGGGCTGGGGCTCACCACGTTGAACTCCAGCGCCTTGGTCGGCACCGGGTACCAGTAGAACGTGATGTCCGGGTTCGCCATCTCCACGAACATCACCTGCGGGTAGGTCGAGGTGACGGTCTTGAGCGCGATGCCGTTGTACTGGTCCTTGTTCACGATCATCAGCGGGTAGGACACGCCCGTGTCCGTGTCGCGGAAGTACGTGGACGGGTCAATCATGATCGGGCGCGTGGCGACAAAGTCCCCGCTCGGGCCCATGGTCCTGGTGCGCGTGCTGGCCGGCCAAGTGAACGTGTCCGTGCGCAGGTAGTAGATCGCCAGCCGCTCGGTGGACCAGGAGTCCAGCATTTGGTTAAACGCCGCCAGGCAGTCGGCGGACGTTTCGGCGGACGGCGTCTCGCCCTCGGCCAGTTCCCCGATCAGGCGCAGCGCGGCGTTGATCTGGTCATCAACCGTTGCCATTGCTGACCTTTTTGAGCGTCAGCTTCGGGCGCTCGGCAGCCGGTTGCGGGGCCTCGGGCACGGTGACCGGCGGCAGCGCGGGCGTCTCGGGCGTCAGCAGGGCGCCGACGTTCTCCCGCACCCAGCCGTTCGCCTCGTCGGCGGCGGCTTCGTTCTCGGCAATCGCCACTTTCGTACCGTGGACCGGGTGGCGCATGTAGATGACCATGTGAGGCTCCTTCAGGCTGCTACTTGGTAGGGGACGTGCGCTTCGGGGTCGAGTTGGTCGCGCAGTTCCTTGGAATAGGCGACCACCTCCCACGTATCGGGGTGTTCCAACATGGCGCGCAGCAGGCCGCCGGAACGCTCCGACAGGCCCTCCGAGTAGTCGCGGATGACGTTGGCGAGGTACTGCGTGGTCAGGTACAGGTCGGGCGTGGTGACGTAGTCGCGCTCGCCGGCACGAACCACCAGTTGCCGCGGGCGGTCCTCGGCGCGGTAGGCGTGGGTGACGTTCTGCGTGAACGAGCCCTCGCAGCCGAAGAACACCACCTTCTTGTAGCCAAGCCATGCGGCCGGCAGGAACGTCCTGGTGACGCTGGACGGTCCGCCAATATTCAATTCACCGACGTACTCGTCGGCTTGGTGCGTGTGGAACATGCGGATGTCCGCGCCTTGCGCCTTCAGTGCTGCGAACAACTCCGGCGCACAGGACGAGCCGAGGATGGCCAGGCGCACCCCTTGGGTGAAGTCAGTGCCAGCCAGCACGGGATCCGGGTCCACGGTGAACAGCGACACCGGGGCGGTGGTCAGTGGCGTCAGGAACGACGCCGACTGGTTCACCGCCCAGATGTCACCGGGCCAGTCGCGGAGGTCCGCGAGGTGTTCATGCACCGAGGGACCGCCACCCACCACCGCCAGCGGGCGGTCGTGGGGTTCGGTTTGTTCGAGGCTCGCGTACCCGCCGGCCATGTTGGTGTTGGCGTTGGCGATGTACTGCTCCTCGGGGACCAGCCCCTTGGTGTGGAACTCCACGCGGACGCCCATGTCAGGCCGTGCCCTTCCAGAGGCCCAGCGTCTTGAGGCAGGACTGGATGGCCTGCACCGCCGCGATGATGGAGATGACGTCGGCGGAGGTCGCGAAACCGAAGCCGGACGAGATCGTCACCCACGTGGTGGTGATGGTGGTCTGCGTTGCGCCCGACGGGCGCGAGGCAGCGGTGGCACCGAAGAACGTCAGGGTGCCGGTAGACGAGGGCTGGATGGCGACCGGCTGGCCAGAGCGCCCGACGTTCAGGGTCTCGTTGGTGTTGCCGTCGCCAAGCTGCTCGCCGTCGCCAATGGTGGGGAGTGCCATGGTGTGTTGCTCCTATGTCAGATGTTGGCGTCGGTCACCGTCCGGTCCTTGCGCAGCAGGTGGACCAGATAGGTTTCCGAAGCAGTCGGGGTGATGGAGGTGGCCGTGAGGTTCCCGAAGGAAATCCCCAGCGTGTTGGCAGCCGTCACGCGCACGTTGGTGATCGCCAAGCCCGCCTGGTTGGTGGGCTTGTTGACGTAGACGTAGTCGCCGGACTGGAGTCCGTTGACGGTAAAGGTCTGCTCCGCGCTGGTGTTCGGGGCCACGGCGGCGGGCGACAGCGTGGCGCTGATCACCCCCTCCTTGACGCAGTTGCCGAGGTAGACGCCGCTCATGGTGTCAACCCCACAGCCGGCAGGCCATGGGCGCCCGGATCACCGAGTACCCGTACAGGACATCGATACGACACGGCATGCGGTCGTTGTTGATGTCGTACTGGCGCACGATGCGCAGGCTGATCCCGTTGTGGACCTGACGCGAGGCCATGTCCACGCCGCGGGGCATCAGCAGGTCCGCCGTGGCGAACGTGATGGCGTCGCGGTGGTAGATCAGGTTCTGCGGGTAGGACGTGGCCGCCGTGCCGAGCATGGTCACCGTCTTGGCCGCCACCGGGAACGAGTCCACCGTCGCCAGGGCCGAGGCCGAGGTGTAGATGGGCGGGGACACCGTCAGCGTGGCGGTGGAGGAGCCCGTCACCGCCGCCGTCACCACGAACTGCTGCAGGCTGCCGGTGGACAGGCGCGTCTGCGGGTTCACGGCGTAGCAGTCCTGGATGGTGAACACGTCGCCCACGTTCCAGGTCTTGGACGAGCCGGTGAACGAGATGCCCACCGAGGTCGTGCCCTGCGTGGACAGCGTGGAGGTCACCGTGATGCCGGTGCCCCAGTCGCCCGTGGTGTGGTTCACGATGGACTGCGACATGTTGACCTCGTCGTAGCCCAGCACGCCCTCGCCCATCATGCCGCTCTTGAACTGGCGACTGATGGTGCCGGTGGGGTTGAAAAAGCCCTTCATCCCCTCGACCAGTTGCGCGTTCGCCGCCGGGTTGACCGTGGCATAGCGCGGGTTCATGCCGGCCGCCATCTCGTTCAACTTCTGCTGGCCCTGCAGCAGCACCAGCGACGTGGACGGGGTCGTACCCGGCGTTCCCACGGACGCGTAGATGCTTTTGTAGGCGTTGGCGACATCGGCGTCCACCGAGGACGCGAGCTGCGACACGCGGGGCTTGAGGACGCGCTCCGCGAAATCGTCCAGGCTCAGGGTCATCTCGGCGGTGGTGAAGTTCACACCGATGTGTTTCTGGCTGGCGACGGTCAGGCTGGTGTACTGCTCGTTGTCATCCTGCACATGCAGGGCGGCGCCGTCGGTCACCAGTGCGCGGTCCGGCAGGCGGATGCGCAGCGTGGAGCCGATCTTTGCGCCCTCGACGGCGTAGGAATCGTCGTACTGGCGGTTGACGTTGCGGGTGATCACCAGGTTGTTCTCGAGGATTTCGAGAGCCTTGGCGGTGATCATGTCGATGGTAAGCAGTGAGTTGCTCACGGTTCATTTCTCCTTCGGTCTGCCTTACGGCAGTCCATTGATTGGCTTAGTGACGAGCCCCCGCCTTTCGCATCTGGCGCTCCCGTTCCGCCGCGATCCAAGCCGAAGTGCCGAGGCGCTCCAAGGACTTGGGGTCGGTGGTGTCGATTGCGTTGGACGCGCTCCCCCGCTTGATGGGTTCGATGGGGGGCGGCGCGGACGATTTGGGTTTGGTCGGCGTGGCAACTTTCGTCTCCAGCTTCCCGATCTCTTTCACGGCGGCAATCGGCGGCAATGCCGCGATGCGCTCGGCCTCGTCCGGGTTGTTGCCCAGGTAGTACGCGACCTGCGGGCCCAAATCGGAGTGCAGGATGGCCTGTGCCATCACGTCGTTGATGCGCAGGTTCGGGTTGTTCACCTTCTCTGCGTAGTCCTCGACGCTGGCGACGAACTTGGCCTCGCGCTCTTTGTGCGCCTGCGCGACGGACATCTGCGCCGCCTGCTGGCGTTGGAACGCTTCCTGCTGCATGCGCTGGCGTTCGCGTTCGCTGAACCGCTGGTCGGCCTTCCAGTCTGCGAGGGCCTCCACATACGACTCATAGTCCGCGTACTGCTCGCGCTGCGGCCGTGCATCGGCGGGCTGTGCTTGCGCCTGTTCGGGCTTGGACTGGGGCGGCTGCTGGGATCGCAGGGCGATCTGTCGCAGTTCCTCGGCCTCGCGCTCGTACTTGCGCTGCTCACGCGCCAATCGCTTCTGGAGCGCCTTTTCCAGTTCGGCCTTGTGTTCGGCCTCCGTGTAGGTGCGTTCCTCCGGCTGTGCTGCGTCCTGACCCTCCGGGGAGGCCGTCTCCACGGGGTTCGCCGCGCTCTCCAGCGCGTTTGCGGCAGGTTCCGGCGCCGCGCCGGGTGCTACGGGCTCATCAGCCATTTGTACTGCTCCATCTCTGGGAGTGCCGACGCTTCACAGCGTTGGCAGCCGGGGAAACCGTCCCCGTGCGGTGTCTTGCGTGGTTCGTTACTCCTTGTTCCCCGGCTTCACGTAGGCATTGCCGGCGGTCGATACCTGCACCACCGAAACGCGCCACGGACGGCCTTGCGGGGGCACCTTGAAAAACTGCAGCGAGTTCGCCGGGATGTACTGCCCGATGATGGAAGTCGCCACCACCGACACGCCGACCACGACAAACGCGGCGGTCTCGCACGCCACGGCCACCATGTCGGGGCCAGGCGGGTACGGTGTTGATTCCGCCGAGGTGCCGGTGTAGGCGAGTTTCTGGGCGGTGAATTGCGGGTCTTGCGCCGGGTTCAGGATGGGCGGCTGCGCCATGTCAGGCTCCTAGTTGGGGCGGCATCGGTTGCGGGGGCGGCATCATCTGCGGCGCACCCATGGGCATCGGCGGCGGCATCAGCCCGCCACCGGAAATGTCGGGCGAGGACAGCAGGCTTTGCAGTTGCTGCGCGACCATGGCCTGCACCGCCTCCGGCGTCATCAGCGGGGCCTCCACCTTGATGCGCTCGGTCTCGGCCCTGTAGGCGTCAATCTCGATCTTCATGCGGTCGTACATGGCCTTCTGGTCGTTGACCTTGGACATGATTTCCTGCATGGCGCTTTCGGCTGCCTGGATCTGCGCCTGCTGCGCCTGAATCACCTGCGCGGCCTGCGCCAGTTGCGTCTCGGTGTCAGGGCCTTCGTGGTCGTTCTGCAGCAGCTTGGGCGGGATGGTTTTCTTGATCCGGTCGGCCATCTCCTCCGCACCCGGCCAGTCCATGTTCTTGACCAGCAGGTCGCCAATCACCTGCCAGAGCTGCGGGTTGGCCTGCGTGAGGTTCGCCATGGCCTCGACGGCCTCCTGGCGCTTGGTGGCGTAGCCGGGGCCCACCGACACCGCCACGTCGTACACGCCCACGCTCGGGTTGTAGATTTTCTTGATCAGGCGGCCCTGTTCGTCCCGAATCTCGCGCACCGCCTCGGGCTGGCGCGGGTCGATGATGGCGGTCGACGCCTCGCCGTCCAGCCCGATGATGCGAGCCACGCGCTGCGTGTCGTAGTATTTCGGGATCAGGTCCACCAGTTGCCGCGTGGAGTAGCGGATGGCGCGGGCAAGGTTGTCCTGGTAGTGGAAGGTGCCCGTGTCGGACTGCTTCTCCCGCGCCAGAATCGCCCGGCCGCTGGTCTCGTTGGACTGCGCGCCAAGGCTGGGGTCGTACTGGCCGGTGGTGCCCTTGATGTCATCCGCCGCGCCCATCTTGGCGGCGATCAGGCCACCCTGCTGCAGCGGCGGGGCCATGCGCTGGGGAGGCGGAACCAGCACGCCTTCCTCGCTGATCGGGTTGTACTGCAGGTACGGGTGGTTCTGGACGTTGGCGGTTTTCCAGTCCTGCTCAAAGCCCTCGAACTGCCCGGCGGCGCCGACAAAAGGCGCTTTTGGAGCCAGGGCGAGCATCTCCGCTTCTTGGCTCACCCAGTAGTTGTACATCCGCTGGGCGTCCTTGGCGTTGCGCACCAGCCCGCTGATGTAAATCTGGCCGTCAATCTCGAACTCGTTGCCCACCACGCGAATCACCGGGATGTACCGGCCCGGCCAGTCGCCGCGCTGCAGGATTTCCGCGCCGGTCATCTTGCACCACTTGACCTGCGGGATCGTGGTCTCGCGCGTGGCCTGCACCACGTCGGCCATGGCGATCAGGGCCTTGCACTCCGGCGAGTCCTTGAACGTCACCGCGCCAGAGGTGTGCAGGCACAGCGTCTTTTTCGTGGTTTCGTAGTAGAAATATTCCGCCACGCGCACGGTGTCCGTGGACACCCAGTTCTGCCAGTTGTCGCCCGTGCCGCGCTCGACGCTGTCCACGGGGATGGCGTCGGGATAGCGTTCGCGGAACTCGTCCTTGGGAATGTCCTCGCAGATAAGGCACCACTGCGCGTCAGCCCCGCACGGGTCCTGCATCGCCGGGTCCATGTAGACCGCGAACGAGTTGCGGATGCGCCCGATCTTCAGGTCCTGCTCGAACGAGGTCGGGCTGGTGTACTCGGCCAGAATGCGCCAGTAGCCCTCGCCGAACGTCACCTGGTTGTCGCAGGCCGTGTCGTAGGCGATGTCGGCGTCGCTGATGTACTCGATGTGCCGGACGATGCCATCCAGAATCTCGGCCACCTCCACGTCGGCGTTGTCATCCACCGGGATGACCTTGCCGCTGGGCCGGTTCTTGCGCTGCTCGTTGGTGACCTGCAGAACGTGCTGCGGCAGCTTGTTGATCGTCAGGCACGGGCGGGCGTTGATGCTTTGGCCCGAAATGCTGCCCCGCGTGGCGATCACATCCGCCGGCCACTGCCACTGATTGTCCGGCGACCCGGCGCGGAACCGCAGGTCATCCAGTTCGTCGTTGCGCGATTGCGACGTGGCCGCAATGGCGATCTGCATCCGCTTGCGGGCGGTCGCCAGCAGGTCCAGGTCATCCTTGGGCGCGGGCTGCGGCCGGACGGTGTCGGTGGGTTCAGCCATGCCACGCTCCGAGCGCACGGCGCACCGCCGCGGCCATGGGTTTCAGGCGCAGGGCGTCAAAGAACCCGACCGCCTGCAAGTGGGCGATGGCCTCGGACAGGGTGGTAGGCGCTTTACGCACTGTCGCCATCCCTCAGTTCGGCCACGGCCAGTTCCATCTGCGCGGCACGGATGTCATCCTTGGACGCGTAGAACAGCCCGTCTATCCACGCCACCGGCACCATGCTAGCCGGCAGCGACACCACCTCCCCGTCGCCCATGGAAAACATCGCCATGCGCCCGGACGGGGCGTACAGCACGGGAGTCATGCCGGCGGGGGTCATGCGCCCATCCATCCGGCCACGCCGCCCAGGTGCCGCACCGGCACGCGGTCCACCTTGGCGCGGACCTCCTTGACCATGCCGGGGAACAGTTCGGACATCGCCCACACGAACGCGTCAGCCCGGTTCGGGCTGCGCTCGCCCAAGTAGCCGGTGGTGCTGAAAGCGCACAGTTCCTCCTCCAGCGCCGAGAAATGGCCCACGAACCGCACCTTGCCGGTCTCGCACAGGCTGGCAATCGGCTCGGCACGCACCGTCTTGCCGCGGCTGGCTGTGACCAGCTTGACCGGGGTGCGCGGGCGGGCGGTCTGCAGGACCATCCGCACCATCTCGCCGCCGAAGTTCTTTTCCGCCACGATCAGGTCGGCCCGGTGGCGCTCGAAGGCGTTGGCCGCGACCTTGCCCCACATCAAGGGCCCACCCTTGCAGGTCAAGTCCTCCAGCAGGTAGGCGTTGCCGTCCTTGCCCAGCGCCGCCACCACGATGCCGATCTCGTCGTTGCCGGCGTTGTCCTCGTCCCCGGCGCCGGACGGGTCCACCGCCACCACGATGCGCTGCAGCTCGGGCAGGTCGATGGCAATCGACCGCCAGCGGTCCAGCGTCTCCAGCGTCCACAGGGCGTTCTCCGTGGCGCTGGCGAACTCCCCGTCCAGGAAGCGCCGACGCATGGCGAGGGACATGCCCTCCAGCGAGCGGATGTACTCGCTGGGCAGGTTGGCCTCGTTGTCGCGCGGGTTCATCTGCATGGACGCGAACTGGTCGGCCGGCAGCGGCTGGCGCGTCTCGGGGTCGCGGTTCTGCTTGAATAGCTGGTAGGTCCAGTGTGCCTGCGAGGGCGGGTTGCAGTCGTACAGCGCCTTCAGGCGCAGCGGGACGGGCTGGCCGTCGCGCATGTACGTAACCGACTGCGCCAGGCGCGTCATGGCGAGGTTGCGCGAGGCGTAGGGGATCTGGCTGCACTCGTTGAAGAACAGCGTGGCGTATTCCTGACCGAGGATTTTCTCGGTGCGTTCCTTGTCATCCAGGCCGCCAAACCAGATTTCGGAGCCGTTCGGCAGGCGGGCGTACCAGTCGGTCTTGTCGATGCCGTAGGTGATGCCGGGGAAGCAGCAGTCCATCACCTTGGGGAACGTGTCCAGCACCACCGACGCCTTGACGTGGTTGAACCGGAAGCGCATCACGGCGTGGCGGGACTTTGCTGCGGCGAGCGCACGCAGGACCACGGTGCGGACGTTGACGAACGTCTTGCCCGAGCGCGAGCCGCCGAACAGCATGGTGTGCATGGCAGGCCCGCCGATCAGGGCGGTGGCCTGCTGCTGGCGCGGGGTCAGCTCAAAGGACACTGGCGTCCGCCGAGGAGAAGATCACGCGCAGGGCGTCACCGTTGGGGTCGGTGTGGGCGATGGTCTGCAGGTTCGGCAGCACCTTGTCCAGCAGCGCCATGGACACCTTGGCGCGGATGGCGATCTTGCGGTGGTCCCAGTCGGTGGTGTAGCCCTTGGCGTGGTTGCCGTCCATCACCGAGGCGGCGATGACGGTGCCCTCCAGGGACAGGCGCTGCAGGAAATCGACGTGCTTGATCGCGGCGATGCGCTTTCGCACCATCTCCTGCGTCCGAAGGCTCGTCGGTTCTTTTTTTGGCCTGCCCATTCGCGCCCCGCAAAAGAAAAGCCCGCCGGCAAGGCGGGCCAAGGACCACGAGGAGGAGTCACGGCGAGGATGGCCCGCACAGGCCAACACTCAGGCGCGAT